CCCCATTAGTGCAGCACTAACCTTGATATCCAGCATTGATCTAGGGAAAAGTATAGTATTATTTATTCTTAACAGACTTTTGATTCTTGACGAACTCACTAAACTTCTTCATTTCTTGTCCAGGAGTCATATTTTGAACCGCTTGTCTGTACTTATCAGTACCAACTTTCCAATCATTACCACTACCATCATCGGCAGAGTAATTGGATTGATCGTTGTGTACTTCACTGATATCTTGTAACCAGGTACGGTGTTCGGTGCCATCAGGCATCTGCATGATGACATAGTTGGTACCTCTATGGGCAATTGTACCACGCATACCACTGTCGTCATGCTCTACAATTGCACCAACCTTAAAGATATGATCTAGCATATAATGATCTCGGAATGTATCAAAGTCTAGCATAGGAGCATACTCCCAGATAGATTCCTTAACAGTTGCTTTCTTCTTAGCAGCAGATTTCTTCTTCTCAGGGGGTTTCATACCATCCATGACATGTTGCATCATCTCCTTACTCTTTTTATAACCACCCGATCCCTTATGGAATGAGTCATGATCACCACCTTGTGCATGTTTTCTCATCGCACTAGCAGATAATTTCTCTACCTCATCCTCACTGTCAGGGTTACGAGCACCAGCAGATTTGATATTGATAGACTTGAAATCGTAATGCTTACCGTTGTATTTCTGTGTCAGGTTTTCAAACTCTTTGACCCGATCATCACCAACAACCATAGTGACATGCTCATGACCCTCGTCATGTAAGTCACGAAGGATATCAAAGATATTACGATGCTGTTCAGAGTTCTGGATAGCATCTTTATGACCCTTGAACATGCCACGCATGTGTTCAATCTTTTGCTCAGGGTGTAGGGGATTCTTCTTATGATCTTGGGTTCTGGACGGATAGATACGATAGTTACCTGAGTCACCAGCGTGGGACTTAACAGCATCCATCAACTTACCATGACCAGCATGTGGTGGGTTGAACCTACCAAAAGTTATAGCAACATGCTTGTCTACTACCTCATTCTTCTTCTTAGAAGATGATGCTTTCTTAGCAACTGTTGCTGCTGCTTCTATAATGAACTGGCGAAATCTCATCATTTGCCCCAATCTTTTGCTACGGTGAAGTTTGCACGAGAGAATTCAAGTCTATCAACAAGTTTGATTGCTAAACCATCCTTGATTGCCACGAATCCTTCTGGACTAGTGACTTTGTATCCCTTCTCATCTTCTAAGAATGTACCGACACCTTCAATCTTTTTGAGTCGGTTGATGATCTGTTCCTTAGCGTTAATGAGATTCATAAATCCTCCCAAAGCGCGATAGATTTCAGACTTATTAGTATTTAGGTATTTCAGTGCCTCCTCTTTCTTATTCTTCCAACTCTCCTTCGCCTTTGGTGTCTTCACACCTGCTTCTTTCTCTGCATATCTCGACTCAACAAAGATCTTGAACCCATTTAACATCTGCCCTGAACTAGCAGGCATATTACCTGACTTGATCACTTGGTTGAAATAAATCTTAAACAAAGCAGCAGGACCCATACCCTTAGTAGTACCACCAATCTCATTCAAGAACTTTTTAGATGAATCTAAGTTGCGCTTGGCAGTTCTCATACTCATGTCTAGTTTGTTCTTCTCTCCTGCACTGAGGTTTGCAATGCCGTTGGTGTTGGTGAAGTCTGATGAGAATACTGCCACATCAGACACACCTTGAAGACTAGAAACGTCAACACCAAAGCCTGCCGCCATCTCAGCAAGTGTGGATCCATTGTACTTAGTATGAAAAACAATACCAACCTTAGACTTACCCACCTTAGCACCCATCTCTGTTGCTTTCTCTACACAGTAGGTAATCGTGTTAGGTTTGAACTTGTAGCACTGCTTACCACCCATCGTAGTTAGCATAGGTGTCTCTGTATACAGAAGGTCACCTTGAATCACACCCTTAATAGGCAACTTTGATAGGTAATCGTATGCAGCAATCATCTTAGGATGAACACCAGTGCCACCATACCATAGGTCAATCTCTTCGTGAGAGTAACATATCTTAGGTTCATTCTTAGCAAAGACAGACTTAGTTCCAACAAAGAACATGTCTGTCTCAGGGTCTATGCCACAGATGATAGCAGGAGCACCGTCCCACTTCACAGTGACCTTAGTATTACCACCACCAGCACCAGTAGTAAGCATACCTTTAAGTCCTTCTAAGAATGCCAGTGCATTCTGAGCACCAGCATAACCATTGTTGAAGATGTCATCTTCTAGGTGTTCGAGGTGTGTGTTCTTACTCATGGTTGTACTCCGACTTTATCGCGGTAAGGGTTGCCAATAGATGATTTCTCTCTGAGATGATACTGGTCTGTGGGTTTGAGGTTGTTCTTTAAATGGTTTTCCATGTAGAAGACGGGCATTCCTTTGTTCGTGGTGAACTTGTAGTAGGTAACCTCCCTCATAACAAAGTGCTCAATGACCTCACGATACACCAGTCCTCCATCCTTGCTGATCTTTCGTAACATCATTTGACAGATGAGAGAGGCGATGCCAACTTTGCCACTACTGTGCTTGGGTGCTTCCCAGTAGTCCTTAGCATCATTATAATACATCTCTGCCAGTTTTAACCAGGAGGCTTGTGCCGCTTTGACATCTGATTCCGTAGGGTTACCACCCTTCACCATAGCATCAATGTTTTTGACCACCTCTGTGGGTAATTTTGTCTTTAATTTAAGGTCCTTAGCAATCATTTCTAATGCCAGGAAGGAACCATCCTTCACTTTATTCTTTGCAAGAATATCTAAGATCTTAAACTCAATACTCTTCTTATAGTTCTCAACCCAGTCATCTTTCTTACCATCAATTTGTTTCTTATCAATAAGAGAGATGATATCCTGTGGTTTGACTACGTTAGTTGTCTTACTAATCTTCTTCACTGAGAATGGATAGGATGTATTCTCTTCATCAAATATAACAAAGTCAATCAGTGGTTCATTACCAGCAGCAGGTAAAAATACCTGTGCATTGTTCTTATTTAACCTACCATAACCTAGTTTATCTAAGTCACCAGCACCACGTTCCAATACACATAGAGGAGCAGTAATCTCAGAGAAATCTTTCTCTATATTATTCATAATATCAATGTACTCAGATGCTGCTAGGTCTGCATATGCTTTGAGAAGTTCTTTCTTCTCACCAGCACCATGCTCCATACAGTAATCTGTTAGTTCAATTAGATACTCTTTAATTACCAGTTGAAGATCATCCCTTTTCTTAATAGCAGCGATGACTTTCTTATAGTAAGTATCGAAAGACATCTTAGTATCCATAGGAATGTCAAACGCCTGAGGTTTTAACTCAGGCATCTTCATTTTACCTGTGGCAGATCTAGGTTTACCTAGTAAAGGAGTGGAGATCCAACCTACCTTATCATTCTGATAGATGACTTCTATTCTGGCCTGGTAGTTACCACCTTTGATGGGTTTAACATGAACACCATCACCCTTAGCGATAACTCCTACCTTTTGTTTACTATCAGCACCATTATATACAGTGATTTCTTTCTTTGATATAATTTCAAATCCTTTTTGGTAATGACGTTTGTAGTCATCCCATGCTTCTTTAATCGTTCTTGCCATCAGGAAGGAACTTATCTTCCAGACTATTTAGGTAGTCTTTCTCGTTCTGATATGGTTTCTCTTGACCTGACCACAATTTGTATCCTTGTACGATCTCTGGTAGCAACCACTGGTCCACTCGATAGCAATGCTGCCAGTTGACAGGTTGAGTACAACCAACAACCACAACAGCAAAGAATGCTCGCAAGTGGATCCAAAGTGAGAACATCAGCGACCTCCAAACCTCTTATCCATTTGTAATTTAACGTAATACATCCCCAAGATCCAGACGGAGAAGAGGAACCCCTCTCCGTAGGACATGGAGTGCCAAGCATGTACTGCACCGTCCATCAGATGTCGCCTTCCACACGGTTCTCAGACTCTTCGATAGAGAAACTACCTTCGGAGTAACGTGCAGCGAGTTTCAAAGAGTTGACATACAAAACATGGTCAAAGGTCACATCTAATCCATGACATGCCTGTGCTGCATACCAAAGGATGTCACCAAGTTCTTTGATCAGATGCTCTTTGTTAGCATCGTTCCAGGGTTTGCCTTGAAACTTCAACTTCTTTACAATCTCTGCAAACTCACCTGCCTCAGCAGTCAGACCAGCAGCAGCGGTGTCAAGACGAGCAATGTTACACCCATCTTCATGGAGTTGGCGGAGACGTTCAATGTAGGCAGCTTGATCTTTGCTCGGTTTGGAGCAGGTATCATCAGCAAAGTGCAGATACTTATCAAGATCAACACGGAAACGATCGTCATTCTTCTTATCTTTTTCTGCTTGCTTCTCTTTAATTTTCTCAGCAGTCACCCATGCATTAAAACCTTTCTTATTAATGAAATCCTCAGGAGATGTAGGAGTTTCATCCTGCATATCTTCAAGTTTATCCTGCATACCGTCCTTGATATCTTGGGCAGTATTAGAAAGGTTTTCTGCTGCTGCTGATGCAGCATCATTACCCTCAAAGTTAACGTTAACGTTGTTTTCGCGGGATCTTTTGTTAGCGGAGTCGGTCATACGTGCCAAGTGTCAAATTTACTTTGTGTTTTTGTTTCAAGGAACTTGTCCTCAATGCCCTGACCAGAGTCAAGGATGTTGTCTTGTTCAGACTGATCACAATCATACAGTCTCATCTTCGCTCTGTCAATACCTATGATGAAACGTTTGTTCATTGTCGGATCATTGTATCTATTCTTCAACTGTTTGACCATAATCTGACCTGTTGCTTCTAAATCCTCAGTGGAGATCAGAGCAAACATTAAGTCAGCAGTAGCAGGAAGACCGAATGATTCTGATGTGTCAGTAAGATCAACATCAGAGTTGCCATAACCAGACCTAGTGGTCTGTGTAGCAGTCATGATAGGTACATCCATCTCAACAGCAAGACCACGTAGTTCTTCTGCAATACCTTTGATGAAAGTATAAGAGTTTACCACAGCGTTCTTATAACGTGCAGAGGCACAGATGTTTAAGTAGTCAATGAAGATGATATCAGGAGCGAATCCACGCTTCATACTCAGTTCATTCAAGAGAGACTTGAAGTGATTGACGTGAGCAGATGCAGTAGGGTATTCTTTAATTACTAAGCGTCCTTGGGTCTGCTTAGCAACCTTATCTACTTTTGTTCGGAACTGTTGTTTCGTGAAGAGCGGGTCTGATAGTTGCTTGATGTTGACATCCAAGAGGTTCGCGTCAATTCGTTCAGCAATCTTCTCCTCTGCCATTTCAAGTGTAATATAGAGTACGTTCCTGCCTTGCAGGAGGGCGGCACTAGCCATATGGCACATGAATAAACTTTTCCCGACACCCGTTCCAGCAAGAGCGACATTGAGAGTCTTGCGAGGCAAACCACCTTTTGTGATTTTGTTGAAATATTCGAGATCAAAGGGAATCTTGTCGTGCGTCTGGTGGTAAAAATCATAGCGGTCGTCTGAGTCTAGTAAGTAATCATGTCCCACAGTGTCATCAAAGCATGTACCTAATGCTTCTGCCATGATGTGAGGAATGGCATCTTTGGTGCGAGTCTTGTCTTGCCCATCAGCAATCTTAATAGACTCCATCAATGCAAGATAGATCGAACGTTCTTTACACCACTTCTCAGTAGTATTCAGTAACCATTCATCATTGTATTGGGTGTCATCAATCCTGGTATCAAGGAAAGATTCAATATCCTTTACAATATCTTCACTCAAATCTCGACGCTTTTCGATCTCAATTTTGAGAGCAGTGGTTTCAGGAATAGTATTGTATTCCGTTACATAATCATTTATCTGATTAAACAATACTTGATGTGGATGATGATCAAAGTATTCATCTTTTAGGAACGGGAGTACAGATCTACAATAGTTTTCATCACGAATAAGTTTACTAAGAGTAATTTCTTCAATCTTTTGCATTAGATATAGTGTAGGTATGTACCAATGATATGTTTATTTTGTTTCAATGGTGGTAAACCTGCATGAGGGTAGGTCCATGTGGGTGGAAATAGTAAACATCGACCTGCTACTGGTTTAACTTTCATATTTAACTTAGTAAACCAGGTTTCACCACCCTCGTCAACATCATTCAGATAGAAAAACAATGCAAGAAATCTCCTGGCGCTAGCGTGATCACCAACATCAACATGAGGATCAAACCGATCATCATCTTCTGCAATGTACTTCTTCAAACGAAGTTGTTCAAGTGCATTCTCTGCTGGCCAGGCTGCCCTACTATCAGTGTCTTCCATGTACTGTTCAGACACATCTTTAACTGTTTCAATCAGACGATTGTGAATCTTACCCCAGATAGAATCAGGATTGTTCTGAGCATAGTCAGTTACATTGAACTGATGGAACTGTGGACGACCACTACGGTCCCAGTATTCCCACTCAACATCTCGGGAAGACTCCATAATGTTCTTGATTAGATTAGCATCAAGAACATTATCATA